TTCTAGCGTGTTCAAAATCGAGTTCCAAGTTTCCGCGCCGTTGACCTGCTCCCAACGTTGCGCGACCGCTGAGAATTCTGTTGGTGAAGCACTGAGGGTTATGTAAAGCCCGCCTACCGATGCCCTAAAAGACCAGCCTTCCACGTAGCCCGTAAACTCGCCACCGAGCATTTGTGGGGGTAAATTAGAAATTCTAATAGGCAGCCCCATAAATACATTTAGCAGGGCGTCTCGGTCTGCGTCGTCCATTTCTGGATTCTGAAGCGGGAAGGTTATTGACTGGAATTTGTAGCGTGGGTAAGCGCGTAGCTGAATTAGGCGGTCGCCCATATCCTCGACGTCTGCGGTGTTTTTAAGGTAGCTGGAAAACTGTTCTGCATAAACGCCAAAAGTTGCTTGTGACTCGGTGTCTTGTGCTGTGTATTGGGAATTGAAATTGTTTCCGTAGTCAATGACAACTTTGTTCGCTAAGTCACCCTGCCGTTGAACTACACCAATACCGGAACCGATTGCTTGCCCAGCGTCTAAATCCACGTAGCCGTTCGCGGTCAAATAATCTTGTCTATGTGATGCGTCTGCGTAATTGATAAGCCCGTTGGCGTCTTCGTATAGATAACCCAACGCGGAAGAAGCAATTTGATTTGCAACGTTGGAAATAACTTGGTCGGTAATTTGACGTGATGACATTGTGTAGTCACCAGCATCAATTGTTCCTAATCCAATATTTGACGCATTAGCCCAAGTCTCAGTGGCGTTATACGTATTCCAACTTTCAGCGGGAGGAAGCTCGTTCCAGCTGTTCAGCAACAAATCGTCCAATAAATCTTGGATTTGTGCGCCGTCTAATCCTTCAGCTAAATTGCCGTCAAAAATAGCTCTTTGTAATCTTGCAAGCGCACCTACTGCCGTTATATTGATAACGGTTGGCGATGCTATTTCTCCACCCACGGTCACAGCTTGTCGAATGTCAGAAATGCGCCCGCCCCAGATTGCAACGTAATCACCGTTGGAATCTTGGACTTCGATTGTGATTGAAGTATTGATTGTGAAGCCGTAAACGGTTTCGTCGGTATTAATAAGCTGTAATTGGCAATAGCCAGCTGGTGTTGGAGTATTGATATCACTTCGACCGCTCGTGATGCTGAGATTGGCAAGCGTAACCGATGTTACTTCGGTGCCATTGGCTTTAATGCGCCAAACGGGTGTCCAAGCCGTCATAAGATTTGCGCGCTAGTTCTAAGGTCGCCCGCTCCAGTTGTGCCGCGGTTTGTTGAGTTATTGAGAGCCAAAACAACTGCGCGAGTGAAGCCTTCTTCATCAATTGCGCTAGGTGCATTGACATTGATAATTACGTTACCTTTTTCATCACCTGCGCGGACACCAGAAGGGTTAAAACCACTGCCAGCTGTAATGCCGATGCCAGCACCTAACCCTGTAGGAAATGTCGGCATAGTTCCAGTTACTGTTGGAATGCTTCCAGTGCTTCCACCTGTACCTCCACCGCCAGTTGAGCCGCCGCCAGTTGAACCACCAGTTCCTCCACCTGTTGAACCGCCGCCTAAAGTTGCGCCGCCAAAAGGTAAATTAGCTGTGGGGATAGTGCCAGTCATTGTTGAGCTTGTTCCAATTTTTGGAATGGTGGAAATGTTAGGCAACAAAGGAATAGCGTTGTAAGCACGAATAATTTTATTTACCGCATCAATAACGTCGTTGGCTAATTCTTTTACCTTGCTGGTAACTGTTGCAATTACTGTGATAATTCCAGCGATAGTTGCGCCAACTGCCTTAATGGCTGCGACTAGACCATTTTCAAAAATAGGGATTAGAAAGTTTTTAACAAAAGCCCACAAATCACGTAACGCTTCTTCGTTGTCACGAAATGCTTTTATAATTGGGTCAACCGCAGCGCGTTTTGCTTCTTGAAATTTAGGGATTAAAACATTGACAAAATAATCCAATAGCTGGCGTAAGACTGGAAGTAATGCAGCTCCGATTGATTCTTTTGCTTCATCAAAACTTACTTTGAGTCGCGCAATTTGACCCTCAAATGTATTCGCTTGAACGGTCGCGGAACCACCAAAAGTTTGGGCTAATTGTTTTACTGTTCCTTCAAATCCTAGCGCTTTTGCTTCAGTGGCGGATATTCCGATACCCAAACGAGTTAGTGCTCCAGCGTTTCCTTCATAAGCTTTTGCCAAAGCGTTTGAAACGGTTTCGACGTCTTTACCTGTAGAAGCTGAAATATCAAGCGCTAGTTTCAAAAGGTCTTGTGATTTTGTAACGTCACCGGTTGCAGTTGCTAAGCGCTGGAGCGCTGGTCGTAATTTATCGTCCGCAACGCCAGTTGCAAGCGATGTTTTAAGGATTTGTTCCTCGACCGTTTTTATCTGAGCGTCTGTTGCACTTGTAACATTTTGTAATGCAGTAGCCAAACGCTGTTGAGCGGCTTCATCTTCAATCGCAGCTTTTACGCCTTCAATTGCTAATTTGCCAGCATAGGCGGCAGCTGCAGCGGCAGCGGCAGCAAATGCGGCGGCTGCTACCTTGCCAAACTTTTCAAGCTTGCCGCCAAAACCTTCAACTTCTTTTGAGCCGACGTCAAGATTTTTCTTTAAATTGTCAACGTCCGCAAGAATGGAAAGTTTAAGCGTTCTACTTCCTGCCATTACTTATCCCACTCCTTTAAAATCTTGGAAAATGCTTCTTCCCATTTTTTGACTAATTCAGGCTGAATCTTGCGCAATGCTGGGTAGATAAAGTATCCAGCGTTGCCGCGACCCTTGCGGGGTGTACGTCTTGGAAACTGAGGATACCTATTAGCTCCAAACTCATAACCTGCCCAGAGGTCTTTTGTCGATGCACCACCAGAAAAGCGCTGACTGGCAAAACCGTAGCTGAATTCTCCAATTTTTGATGACTTGGATACTCGAACTCCGCTTGTGATTCGGTCAACGACTGCTTGTCCAAAAGTGCGCGTAATGCCATAAGCTCGAACTTCATTTGCAGCGTATTGAGCCAACGCAGAGCTCTCGCGTTTTGCTTGCTCTGTTGCTTCATCGTCCATCGCTTTAAACGCTGAGATAATGGAGCGCAATTCGCGGCGGTCGTATGAAATCGGCTCATCTGCCACCCTTGCGCTCCTTCAATATCTCAATCGCTGTTAATACTGAGTCAATGTCAGTCCATTCGCTCATTGGTATGCCAGTTGCAATTGCCAACTCAATTATGAGTCGGTTTATGCTTCCAGCTTCGAAGCTTTTGGGCTTTCATCTCCAATCGACATTTCTTCAACTGACAATTCCCAAACCTCTTGGGACTTTGTCGGCTTTCCTGCAGCTTCTCGCTTGTAGGCGAAATAAGCTAGGTCGAGGAAGTCGGCTTGCTGGTAGGCGGCAATATCTTTCATTGAGTAGATTGATTTGCCAGTCTTACGTTCCCATTTTGCCCATTCGGGCAATCCGACGTTGTAGGCGACTTCCTCGCCATTCGTGTATTTAATTGTTATTGATAGTTTCATTGCTCCCGTTTCCTATCTTTTAGCTAAATGTCTCTGTGACTTCACCCTTGGCAATCTTAAAAGTGAACGATACGGTCTGCGCATCGATTCCAGAACCGCCCGCGGTTGGAAACTCTGGGAGGATTGGAAATACAAATTGAGCGCCTGTTGCGGCGGTCATTGTTACGCTGATTGTTGTGTCTGGTGCTGATTCAGCTGCAGCCCAGAGAGCTTCGCAAACTGAGTTTGCCTTGCCCCAATCTGCAAGCATATCGAGCTGGAATGTGCCTTCGATGTTGACGGTCTTATACGCCTCGCCATCGAGGGTCTGATAAGTCTCGCGTACGTTTGTTTTTGTCAAAACTGCGTTGGTAGCTTGTGCTTCGATATCTGTTCCACCTGTGAAAGATAGCGAAACGTCGCGACCAGTAATAACTACTGTTGCCACTCTTTTCTCCTTAGTTTGTCTGGGTGTAGTAGGTGGAAACGCGAATATCTGCGGTCAATAAATTAACCGTTCCAACTTGCGTAACCGTTGGTCGTTCTACCAATCCGACAATGTAGCCGTCTGGTATTACCGCCAAAACTGACATTATTAGTTTTTCAAGATTATCTAGTGAAGCTGGATTTGAAAGGTAAGCCACGCCGCAGGTAATGACTAAATTAATTTTTGCGTGCAGTGTTGAATCGTTAATTGTGTTTAATTCGAGATACGGTGAGTCTGGGACTAAAATTACCGCTGGAACTTGTGGAGCTTCTGGGACATATGAATAAACATTTGCTGCGACACCTGCAAAAGCGGTTGCAAGCGGTGTGCGGATAGAAGAATCAATTGAAGATGCTGGCATTAGAGAGCCATCGCGTCGGTGTCAAGGTAAGCGCCCAAAAGACCGCTCACGCGATTAAACAAACTGCGTCCCATACGGTAAGGGCTAACGGTGAAATCTATTCCTTCGATTTGTCCACCTGCGGCTGTGCGGGACTGGAAAATTTCAACACTTGTAGCAAGAATTGCAGACTCGACGGCGGAGTTTCCAACATACGTAGCTGCTCCGACGAGCGTTGCCGTTCCGCTTGGAATGATATTAAATTCATCAACGTCTGCAGCGGTAATTGCGCAGGTGAATTCGTCGTTGGTGACGTCTGTGATTGTTCGTGTTCCATTAAATGTTGCCGATACTCCCGCGATAACTACTTGTTGACCCTCTGAAAACTTATGGTCGCCTAGTGTAACGAAAGTTGCAACGTTGTCTTGTAACTCCGCCTTTTGTAATGGCGCGGCGTATTTGACAAGCATTGGCAGAATGACTGACTCGGCTGAATCAATAATATCGTCCAAGTAAGCATCATTATACAAAGAAGACGAAACGCCAAGAATTGCACGCAGTTGTGCAGCGGTAACAATTGTCGGCATTTCGTCTCCTTGTCAATAGGTGTTTAGGGCGCGGGAGCACGCCCCAAACGTTGGGTCTTAGGCTACGTTGAGCTTACGGAAAGCGCTTGGGTAGCGGTTGACAACTGCAGCGTATCCATAGAGACCAATCTCTACGCGACCGTTTGCAACGAGATTTGCGCGGAGTTCAATTGTTCCGCTCTCGTGGAAACGCATTGCTGCGGAAGGATATACGAGTGCGTGCTTAGCGTTTGCATCGTCTCCTGTGTAGTTCGGGTCAACGACGAGTGACAATCCTGCGACTGTTCCAGCGGTTGAACCTTGTGAAATTAGACCAGCTT